TTCATTATACATAGCAGTTATATGATACGTTACAATTTGATTAAGGAAAAATTAGGGTATATACCTATAAAGAAGTAAATAAGGAGAAATAATTATGTCAGAAGTAAGATTAGTAGAGAGTGGAGTATCATTTACAGATGAGACTATTCAGGTATCTACAGCATTCAATTTAAAGCAGATAAGTTCTAATACTACTGCATTAAATAAAGACTTTATCATAGTAACGGGCAACAGCCCTCAAGTTACTATTACACTGCCTATATCCCCTGTAATAGGGTTTATGGTAAAACTAAAAGATGCAACAGGATTAGCGGATTCTAGTCCTTGGTTAGTACTAGCGGATAGCGAACGTATCAACAGTTCAACAATAGTAGGAGAGACTTTAGAATTTGATATGAAGTACAGAGAGATAACCATGACGTACGTTAGTTCAGCAGTAGGCTGGAGTACTTAAAATGCAGTATTTAAGCCAATACGTTACTAAAGTGCTAGGTACCTCCACCTTACTAGTACAAGTACCTCTATTGGGGTCAGTACCTTCAGCAAAGGAGGCCCTGGTACAGCTACCTAACGGTGTAGCAGGGCTTAAAACAGCACATCTATTTGAATTAAATGCAGGAGTGCCTGTAGGATCTAAGGTGTCGGCAGCTTTCGGCAATATAAAGGACATTAGACTTCTAGTGGAACCCGATGTAAAACAGTACTTCACATTAGTGTACTTAGACTTTAACGATAAGTTGTGGGTTGTAGTTAACAAAATTATGCCTGATAAAACTATTCAGGAAGGTATACCTACTCAGTTATTTGGGGACTGGGCTACGATAGCTAATTTCCAAGCCTCTTTCGTTATGGGAGCACCTGGAGTACTCAGCGTAGCTTCCAATAATATAGCTGTAGCCAACGCAGGTAGACTGGCTACATTCATAGTATCCTATGATACTCAGAGCATTACAGGTTCTCCCGCTGACATTATAACGCTAACTGAAGGTCTTGATACCCTTGGCTACGCCGTAGGAAACATGGAGTTTGTTAGGGGGATTAATGAGGTAGAGATTATATTCAGTTATGCCCATTTTTCCGAGAGCACTGGTAACTGGGTTACCCATCAAACCCTTTCCATATCTGGTATAGGTATTATTACAAACTCTTCCATAACTCCCCTCTCCCTCAGGGGTGGCCTGTTTTCAGAACCTGCCGTTAATACTAAGTATTTCGAAGACCCAGATGAGCTACAATGTGCTGTACGCAACCGGGATAACGGTGAGTATACGTTAAAAATAGGAAGACCAGCTGACACAGGCTCCATTGATTATAATAGTTCAGGTGCTGAAATAGATAGTTTAGTAATTAAGTTGGATGGGGGTACATATTTGCAGGGCTATGTAGATACGGTTGCCGGTATGCTATTTACATTAAGACTAATATTCATAGAAAGGATGGACGAGACACTTAGTCCATATAATGAGCTTGCTATTTTGGCACATAGTAACTCTTTAATCTTTCCCTTTAGCCCTACAGGGGTTGAGGCGCTTTCAGGTACCCAAATGTCTAAGGTCCCTGGAAGTTCCAACAAAATTATTCTTGCAGGTTTTAAACTTAATGGTACCGATACTAATAGGGATTTGGTGGTTACTACTGTTCATATAAATAAGTTTACAGGGTCTATGGAGTTTAGCTCTACTAGGACTGTTATGGAAAATGCAACTAATACATCAGGGGTAATAAGTTTAGAGTACCTGCCTTCTAAAGCCAATGAAGCGGTAGTTTGTTGGGCCCCTGCAGAGGACTCTACCTTACCGGATAGAGCAGCAAGGTGCTTTACAGTAGTTACAGGATTAGATTATTCTAACCTGCTGGGAGTAGTTGCCCCTGTAGGAGCTCCCACAGGTTATATTAATATGGTTAGTCTAGGCTCTATTATGTCAGACACTACTGATTTGTCTGATTTGTCCCCAGGGATATGCTACATAGATCCCAATACACATTTGCCTTCCTCCAACAAGTCCAGTGAAGTTTTAGGAATATATGATAAGATAAATAATAACGTACTTTTAAAGGAGCTATCTTATGATTAAACTTTCTGAATATATTGTATCGTTATTCGCCGCCGGGGATCTAGCAGTAACATCCTCCTACGACACTATAGGAACTTTTACCGCAGGATCCCCTGTAGCTTTAGTTAAAAAGAATTCTGTTTTTGTACCTGGAAGTATTTACTCACATACTAATAGCTTGGTTATAACTCCCTACAGTGATACTATATACCCCTTAATTACACCTAAAGCTTTAGATAGCTTTACCAATTGGCAAGATACTTATAGAGATTCCGTTATGTCTTTACAAGACCCTGACTTAGAGGTTACAGCGTACGTTGACAGTAATTATGATCTTTTAGTAACTACTCGCTGGACTAAACTTAGTAATGCTGGATCTACAGGTACACATACGTATACCCCTACTGTTATACACACATCTATTCACCCTGGTTCTGCTACTGTCAGTATATGCGCAGCCCCAAAGGGGTCCCCAGACTATGGCACTTTTATAGTTGCAGCGGTTGTTGAGGACCTGCCCGGCGAGCCAAGGGGTAAAGTGTTCAAAGTAAGTATAGGGTCCTCTAATACTGGTGCTGTCGCCGCCACTCTTCTGTCTAGTTCTTATACAGATACTTACGGAGGCGAGATTAGAACCCCATACCTACATATAGACACGGAGATTATATACCGGCAGAATACAGATTCCTACCATATTGTAGTCTTACATATCCGCGAGCCCAATGGGCAAGCTAATCCCCGATCTAATGTAGTCAATAGTATGACTAACCTAAATAGTATGATTGTTGAGGATCTCCTTTACCCCATGGATACGGTTGTCAATGCAGCTGTTGTATATATAACTAGAGGGTATATAAGAAGAAATCCTTTAAATCCCAGTGCTTTAATACTTGTAACACTAGAGTTCCAAAATGATGACTTTAGTAGTGGTACAATAAGGATTAGAGAGATTAAAAAAAGGTCCACATCGGAAATAGGTACTGCGACAACACAGGGGCATGTTATAAAGTATGGTGCTTGGAGCTCCCCTAATAGTTTTTCTGTATCTGAAGTATCTAGTAAAGGGGATTTATTAATAGGTAGTAATAATACTATCGGAGAGGGTGTACTAACTTTAGTTAATATTGCACCAGTGGGTATGGCGAAGGCAGCTGATATCAAAGTTAGTTCGCATACCCTGGGAACTTACCAATCGTCTTATGACAGGAGTACCTGTGTACAGCTATCTACTGTAGATAACAAGTCTTTCCTGTTCGTTATAACTGATGGAAGTAGCTATACTAAGTATTTAAGAGGGAGCATTGCTGAGGATATGGATATTAGCGCAAGTCTTCTAGACTCCTATTACTCCCCTTGGTACGATACAAGTATTCAGCCCGGGCAGCCCTCCCACTTATTATTTCACTCAGAGGATGTAGGGAGGTTTTATTATGGAGCAGGCTTGTATGCACAGGTAGGCAAATTACGAGAATCTACAAATGAAGAAAAGTTGGGGAAACTAGCGGGTTTTGTTACCTCTGTACCTACGGGACCCACTAATCCTATCAGGCCTCCTAGTATAATCCCTTTTGCGGGTGCAGTTGTAGGTGAGGAATACTATATTAATGAGTTAGGTACAGGGATTACAACTTCTGTGCCCTACATAGGAGCCCCAAAGGTGGCAGTAGGACTAGACTCCTCAAATATACAATTATTAAAAGGAGTTTTTTATGATTAAATTATCCAGTACTATAATAACATTAGACGAGTCAAATTGGGGGGCAAGCGTAACTACATCAGGTAGGCCTATACATTCTTTTCCTTGTGATGCATCTCTAGCGGAAGGAGCCCCCGTGTTTAGAGGTATATCTTCTCAAATAGAAGGGTTTATACCTGGAGCTCAGGATGTTGAGTGGCTAACTAATGAAAGTACCGCTTTAGACCAGTTCAGTAATTCTGATAAAATAGAATCCAGCGTGTGGGTGTCTTCTAGGCATGTAATACTGATGTATGAAGGTCTAGTTACTCGCATACTTACGATAGAGGAAGACGGTAGTTTCTCCGTTACTAGTGCTCAGGATCCTTGGCAGAGTACAACGGGGATACCTAGGTCTATGGTGTATATAGATAATCAGTTAGTATTCTCGTATACTACTAGCTATCTAACTGCAGATGCATTTGTGAAGGTATGGGAAGTTAGTTTTGATGTAGATGGAGTACCCTCTTTACCCAACCGCAGCATTGTTGGTGCTACGGCCGTTGATAACAGTTTCAAGTCGGCTTTTGCAGGGGATCTTAGGGTTCATAAAATAGGTACTATTACGTTTTTTACAACTTCGGCGTACTACTGGACATCAGGATCTGGGACAGACCCTGCACGCAAAACCTTATTATTCAGCGGAACCATTAGTACTAGTGGAATTATTGAGAATACTACTAAAAACTTTATATACAATATAAATAATGATATATTCCAGAGTTTCAATACTAAACTAGTGGGTAATACCGTACAAGTATTAATGGCAGCACAGTTTGATGACTATTCTAGAACAGAAATGTTTGGTAACGTATCCACCCCGGTTTTAGGGGTACAAGTCTTACGATTAGATATTGTAGTAGACCCTTCCGCACCTTCTACTATTACTTATGGCCCTCTGCTGGAGGGGTTGTACAACGGTGATACAAGCCTTTCACCATATCGCCACATCGGCGTCTCCTGTGCCATGGACCCCTACAGTTTAGAGGTAGATAGATTTTTTGTATTCTGGTATGACAATACAACCGCCGCTTCAGTAGTATTAAAGTTTAGTTACTATGAGGGGGACGGGTCTAGTGCTTATACCCTATTAAGTAGTGGGGAGTATCAAATGGGTTCGTCGAGTTACTTTAATTATGCTGGGAGCTATAATGGAGGAGGATTAATGGTTAGTGAACATGCCTTGCACCTAATAGGTGAAGTTTCAAATGCAGGGTATGACAGAATATTAGTTACTGTACCTATTATAAGAGAAACTAGTGTACTAGTTGTAGGTAACCTAAGTATGCAGACTATATCCAGTGATGTACGTAATGCATACAACTATGGGCACGGGTATTCTACAAATACTTTTCTACCCTCTAGCAGCGGGTACACCGAGCGGCTAGAGATAGGGCAGAAGGATATTAGTAACGCTGGTTTTAATAGAGTTAGGATTGGGGAACGATACTCCAACTCGGATAACTTTTTAGGTATAAAAACTAACTCAACTGGAAGTACTACCGCGGTAGTAGAGCTGGGGGGAGGTTTAATAGAACACCCTGATGCTGCTAGCCTTTCAGGAGGCAATGTATCCAATGTGTACCTAGGAGCCCCAGGCACTAATATCAGTAGCACCGGGGAATATAAAGTAGGAACGCTACTAGAAGGTAACAAGATATTATTTAGTAATAATATAATAAAGGAGACTTAACATGAAAATCATTGCAGATAAGACCACTAAAGTGGTATGGCACGTGGCCGATGAAGACGCTGAAGTTATATTAAATCGCTGGGGGATAGAAGTAGGGGGTTATAGTTCCTCTACCTTAAGTAATAGTAGTACTAAAGTGTTTGAGGGAGTGGAAGATGTCCCAGAAGACTGGAGGCCAGGTAGGTGGAAGTATACAGGGACCTATTGGATTAAGATCTAGTCCACACCCAGTCGTTTTTAGAGCGATCAGTCAGCCAATCGTCTAGCTTGGCCAAATAGAACCCTTCCGAGTAGTAAAGATGCCTATAGTCGTTAATTGGCTCCTGTAAAAACGCACAGAACCACTTACTCCTGTCAAACTTAAACACAAGTAAAGGGTGCTCAGCTTCATTCTCTCTTTGCTCCCTCAAAGTTTGTTCCCACCACTCTACTATCTGAGGGGTTTTACCCGTTAGTAGCTTACTAGTAAGGTGGTCATCTTTATAGTGCTTTACTTCAACACTATACTTCATAAGTTCCTTAGGGATATAGACATCCCCTTTTAGCCCATGCTTTGCATCAAGCGCACCAGATAGAGGTATTCTCTCCCAGTTCCACCCTGTTTCTTTCCTTAACACTACGCACAAGGCCGACTCGGCCCTGCTGCCTTTCGCCTTGCTTTTATTTGCTACTGCCATTCTAACCTCGATATCTTCTCTTCCTTAATCACATTGATCTTAGTAAGTAGTGGGTGGGACCAGCCGTGGGACACTAAGAAAGTATTAAGGTCGTGTTCTTTTAGTAGAACCTCAATTAGCTTCTCTCTTCCTTCATCGTCTAGAACTCCTATTACTTCATCCAAGAATAATACATTGATTTTAGACTTAGATAAGGAGCTCATTAGCTTTCTAATAGCAAGTAGAGTAGAAGTGTTAACTCTAGCCAATTCTCCACTACTTAATGCAAGTATATCGATATCCTTACCATCATCACTAATAACAACATTGAGCTTATCATTAGTAACAACAAACTCTAGACCAAAGCGTCCATCAGACAGCTCGGCCAAGTACTGATTTACTAAGTCTTCTAAGTCTTTAACTAGATTTTCAATTTTATAGGCGACCAAACCATTAGTACTGAAGGCTTTCTTTAATACTTCCAGATTAGCGTAAACGTCGTTAATTCTCTTTAGTTTTGCCTCCTCAGATAGCAGCTTCAGCTTAAACTCTTTTACTTGTTTAACTAAGTATTCTAACTCTGTATTAAATTTTGTAATCCCATTATTCTTAGTGGATATATCCCTAATCTCTGATTGTTTCTTAGAAATCTCAGAAGTAAGTTCTGCTATCTCATATACTAACTCTTGTTTATCTTCTGTTTTGACTGGTAGTTTAGAGTCAACTAAGGCTGACAGCTTTTCGAAGTCTTCTATTACTTTTTGATGTTTCTTATACTCCTGTAACTTGCCTTTTAATTCAACAATTAATTCTTGTGCCTCACTTTTTCTAGAAGTATGTTCTTCTATACTAGAGGTCTGTACCTCCTTTAATTCTTTAGTCTTAGAGGCATCTATACTTTGCATACAAGTAGGGCAAGAGTCCCCGAGTACAGCAAGCTTCTTTAGTACTAAAGAGGCTTGCTGTACTAAAGTATTTAATGAGGCGACCTCTTCTTTTAACTCTAAAATGCCTTCTGGACGGGTTACCTCCCGAGTAAGCTCCTCTGATGCTAGTCCTTCTAGTTGAGAGGTATACTGGTTATTCAAGTTAATCCTATTATTAATCGCTATAATGTTATCAAGTTTAGACTGTACTAGAGCCCTTGTAGCTATAATATCTTCTGGAGACTCCGGTAATTCAATCAATGGCTTCTTAGTAGTGCTAAGAACTGGGTTGGTACTAATCCAAGATTTTACTGTATCAATACTACCTCTAATCTCAGACACTTCTGCAGCAGCTTCTTTATGGGCCTCTTTAAAGTTGCCAAATAAGTCTAAGTAATGGTCTAAATTTAATAGTTCGATAAGAAACTTTTTCCTATTAGTATCCGTTGCAGTTAAAAATTGTAAGGAACTAGTAGTGCTTTGATATACTAATTGACTAAATGTTTTGAAATCCATGCCTATAATCTGTGCTAGGGTCTTAAAAGTATTAGTTGCAGTATGGGACGAAATATCCTCCCCTTCACACTCTAATAGTACTTTGATACTAGCTCTTCTATCTATTTTTATAGAATACTGCTTGTTCTCTGCCTCAAAGTCTAAGTAGATGCTGTATCCTTTCTCTACATAATTTCTATTAACAATGTCTATTTTCTTTATACCTTTAGAATTTTTATTGTATAAAGCCTCCTCTATTAGTAGAGGGATCGAACTTTTACCCGTACCATTGGTACCTACTAACTGTATAATTAAGTCTTTCTCTAAGTCTAGAGAATTATTATCCCCATAAGAAAAACAGTTAGACCACTTTAGTTTTTTAAGTATAATCATGAAATACTCCTATAACTTCTTTTACTTTCTTTTCATTTAATCCCATAATAAACTGTAAGTATTCTGACAGTTCATCTTCTAATGTCATATTAGCGGTTAATATAAGGGCTGAGTCGTTGTGTCTCTTTATTAACTTTTTATCTAGTAACTCATTATCTTTATCTACTTTAACTAATTCTGCCACATCCCCTTCTAGCTCGTATATAGTGTGGTGGTAATTTGTTTTAATCATTTGATCAGGGTGGCTAACTGTCTGTCTAATAAGTTGGGGCAACTTTAGCTTTAGCCATGACCACTCCATAGTGTCGCTTTCAAATAATAGTACTCCTGTATCTACAGGATTTCTATGAAAAGATGTAGTAACAGGACTTCCAGGATATACTATATTACCCTGTGAATTAGAGTGAGAGTGTAGGTCACCTGCAATAACTAGTTCCCACCTCTCCAGTTTTTTCAAGTCTATTTCAGGGCTTACGTGTGGGGGGATTTCTCCTCTTACGTGTGTAAATAAAGTGCGACCTGAGAAGTCTTTAGGACTGAATTCCTTTAGCTTGTTATAAGGAATAAAGTCCATATCTTCTAGTTTATAGTAATCGTCTATAACTTCTACTAAAGGGTTTATAGCTCTAGTAACTTCTTTTAAGTTAGTAAAGAAGGACGTATCCTTCTTTACTGCTTCATGATTACCGGGGTAGATAATGGTCCTTATACTAATATCTTTTATGTACTTGAAGTATAGACTTAACTCGTCTAACGTAGGCATCCTATCAAATATGTCTCCCCCTATGACGTGTAAGTCCACTGTTTTCTCTAACTTGTATAGTTCTGCAAATAGTAGCTCGTACCTATTAGTCGCCCACTCCCGTGGTACGCTTTTCTGTCCTAACTTAATGTGCCAATCTGCTGTAAATAAAATTTTCATTGGTTGTTTCCTTATGCGATAAAAAAGCCCCTGTTACGGGGCCTCTCCTTATGCTACTTAATTATAGTAATTCAGCAACTTCCTCTGCAACTTCTGCTGGTACATTAGTTGGACTAACATTCTCTAGAATTCTTGTTTCAATGAACTCCTTCTGTTGGTCTGCTGTTGGACGGTTAATAACATCGTCAATATTAGGTAGTTTTTTGATAGCTTCTAGTTCTGCGTCATCTAGTGGGCGAACTTTACACTTTAGTACTTGTAAAGTGTACTCTACATTAAACGGTAGTGGTCCGGTCTTTTGCTTCTTGAAAGCTAAGTCCCAGCCAGTTGTTGTATCTGTAGGGTCACCTAAATCTTCTGCTGCAACCATTACTGCTTCAAATAACTTCTTTTTAAGGTTAAGTACTTTAACCTTACCATCATCTGGGTCAATACACTGTACTGCATACGCCCACGAACATTTCATGTCTGTATGATAGTGTCTTACCCAATCCTTTTCAATATTTGTAAATTGTT